CCTATTGTAGTAAATAGACTTCATCCAGCAGTAGAAATGGCAAAAGCTTTGTTAACTGCTAATAGACCTCAATTCAGGGTTTCTCCAAGAGAAGATAGTGATAATAAATTAGCTCAGCTTATAAATGCTTTACTTGCTTATATGTGGGAAATATCTGATGGAGTAAGTGTTCTTAGAAATGTAGTGGATGATTACTATGTTTCTGGGATGGGTATTATGATGGTTTATCAAGACCCTATGAGAGATAACTCAAAAGGCGATGTTGTGATAAAAGACATTGACCCATTAGATGTATATATAGACCCTAATTCAAGAGATAGATTCTGCGATGATGCAGAAAATATTATTATATCTAGGATGTTTACAAAAGACCAAGCTAAAAAGCTTTATCCTATGTATGAAACAAAAATTAAGAATGCTACATCCGATAGAAGTTCAGATAGACCTTCTACTGGGAGAGAGCATGATGGTAAGGCAATATTCCCTGAAGATGTTGAAACAATGACTGATTCAGCACTTGGTAGGTCAGATGAGTATGTAAGGGGATATGAAAGATATTACAAAGAGATGGTTAACAGGTATAGAGTTCACGAAACTTTTACTGGTAAAGAATATGTACATGACGATGAAGAATATCAAGCATATACTAATAGACCAGCTTGGATAATAGAGGGAA